AAAAATAGGCGGATTTATAAAAAAATGCAGGGTTGATTAAAAAAATCATATGAAATTTTACGAAGTGTGGTCACCGGATTTTGGTGAAGAAAGAACAGACGCTTTAGCAGTAGGTGCCGTGTCGCCTTGTTTTGCTGCCGAGGAATGGGCCGAAGTGACGGATCGCGAGGGCGATTACGTTATCGCGAATGGGAAATCACCTTGCGTGGTCTGCGTGGCCGAGAAGGGGACAACAATCGCCCCCGTGGAATATATTGTTTGGGGCGAGATCGAAACAAGATATACCGCTCAACGAAAAGTGACCGCAACTTATTGAGAATTTATGAAAATACTTTTTAATCCAAAGCCACACGAAAAAGGGGGCGGAACAACCTCATTTATTTCTTTTGATCAGCCCGAATTTAAAGAAGCAATTGAATCTATTATCCGAATGCGAGAGTCGGAAACTATTGAATCAGTTGAGATAGAAGAGGAAGGAATAGCTGTTCGGTTGATAAAAAATGAAAAGGCCGACTTGACAGATCCTGCCTTTGATGAATGGTGGAACGACGACGCGCTGACATGGGCGAACCCTTTTGCTGAGGAGACTCCTATCTGGTGGGCGTGGGAGGGCTGGGCTGCCTGCAAGGCATATCGCGCGCAAAGACGGTAAGGAAGAGAAAAATGGGAGAAGCTAAAAGAAGGGGGACAAAAGAGCAGCGGATGGTGATGGCATGCACATAGTAATCACAAAGACCGTTGATGAGGTCTTAGAAAAATATATTGATGCTGAAAAGATCGACCCCCCATGGGACCGAGTAACGGTTTTTTCGTGGGATGATATGCTTGCGCTAGAAAGAGAGATTAAGCGGTTACGCGCGAACGATGCGGTCACGACGATGACCGTCTTAAAATGCGAGGTTGAGCAAGCACATCGCGCGCTTGATGAGCTTGGGCTGCCAAGAGAGCAGGATAATGGCTTGCCCCTTTCTCTCGAGGGGAGAATTAGAAAATGCGAAATGCTGGTTAGCAAGTGAGGAATTATTAGCTATATGGGAGAGGCAACAATGGCAAGCAGAGGCATTAATAAAGTGATTTTGAATAGGTTGAAATTTTTCAGAACAAAAGAAGGGATGACCCTTGAGTCGTTGGCGCGCGCGACTCGAGTATCAAAGGGCCACATACACTCAGTAGAGGCTGGCAGAAGCACCCCCTCAATTGAAGTTGCATACAAAATTGCCAAAGTTCTTGGGATGACGGTGTATGAAATATGGGGAGACGAGACAGAGGTGGAAGAAACGACAATTACGATTCGGCGGATAGTAGAACAATAGAACAAGAGGCGGGCGGGGAGAGGAAAGGACATTGGCCGCCCAAGAATGGGCATAGCAGACAGACAGAGAAGGCGATTATGTTATAGCAGCCGGGAGTAGTAATTTCTTGGTGTTTTTGGTTGAAAAGGATTCGCTGGCAGAGCCGCAAAAGTGGTTTGTCAACGCCGAAACCGAAATAAGTTATCACGCTAGTAGGAGGCTTCCGCGTGTTTAGCTCTTTTATGCTGTTGTGGTTTGCCTACGCCACGCCAGTTGTAGCAGATGCCGTCGCTGTGTGCGGATGGGGCGGCGAAATCGGACATGTGCTAGCTTACGCTGGCGAGTGTACACCAGCCACATTTATTGCGTTGCCAAAAAAATCAACAGCTATTAAATATCAAGCAAAAGCTGAGTGTGAGGCTATGGCCACCAGCTTAAAAAGAGCGTTAAATAAGCCGGAAAGAAACAGGATTTTTTGTGTGGCTGAAATTAAAAACAGTAACTATGAGTTTTTTGGTGTGGCGCGGAGGAAGGAATGAAGGCAATTAAAGCTTTATTTTTGTGTGTTGTTACAAATTTTGTTGTTGCACAGGACGAAGTTGTTGACCCTGTGTCGGCGGAGATATTAGAGGAGTCAGGCGTTATTGTGCCAGCGGAAAATATCTTGCTGCTGTTGCGAGAACAGCAGCGGCAGTTAGATATTGCGCAAATAGAGCTGGCTAAGACAGATGCACTAGTTGCTCTTAGGTTGGCGGTAAGGGATGGAAAAATTAAGACCGCATCCGGTGCGGTTAACTCCCTTAAAGATCCCACTGTCAGAGCGGCTTTCCAAGATGAACTGATGAAGTTTGTCGGAGTTGCGGCAGGAAATGCGGCTGCAAAAATGGAGAACGCTGCAATTGCAGCTCAGAAGGCGGCGCTAGGATTATGAAAAAAAAATATGCTGTAGGGCGAGATGGCAAAACGCGGGATTATACCAGCCTCAAGACAGTGATTAGCACAAGCTTGGCAACAGATATTGAAAAGCCAAGCCCTGAGAACCTTGTGGAATATAGGAAAAAGCAAAAAAATGCAAGAAACAAGAAATCCTAAGCTTTTGGATTAAGAAAAAGAGCTACAGCTTCAAAAAAAGGAGTTTTTTAAGAAAAAAGAAGCACAGCAAGTGGCAAGTGGTGAAATGAAGCCATTAATTAGCGGCCATCAGATTCTGAAAGGCAGCTATAAGATAAAATCAGAAAAGCAAAGATGGAAGGACGGAAAAAAATAGCCTAGCCGGTAGTGGCGCGAATAACACCGGCAGCAGGAGCGGCACACCTCAGCGCCAGCAGTGGCGAAACAGCAAACAGGCGGCAGTGTGGGGGCCGGAGGGCCGGGAAACCCTGTGCTGACCGAGATTAAAAGTAGCTGGCCGTGATCCTGCAATTTTTTTTATTGTGCCATCTATGCTATCTGCTACCATGGATAAAATGGCCTAGCGGGGCGTATGGTGGTTGATTTTTTAGATTATTTAATTAAGGCGGTAAGCGCCGCCCTGGGGAGCACTCTAGCGGTCGTTTTCAGAGTCAGCAAAAATCAGAGGGCGCACCTCCCTTCCAGGTTTTTTGTGGGTGCCGTGGGTGGTTTTTTTATGCCGCCGTTAATCGCCATCTACCGCCCGGAATTGGGTGAGTTGATGGGGCTAGGAGAGCAAGCATTGTATGTTTTTGCCGGTGGCGCTTGTTACGCGCTGATTGAGGTGATCAACAAAAAGCAAAAGCAAGTCCTTAACGAAAGTGAGGGCACAGATGTTTAATTGCATTTTGTCAATAATTTCAATAATCAGCGGGTTAGCAACCATTTACTATCTGGCTACTCATGACGATATTATAGAGACTTCCAAGGCTAAAAGATTTTGGATTTGGGCAGTAGCGGCAGGCTCGGCATGGTTAGGCATGGCATACTTGGACGGGGATTTGAGCACCATCTTACATCTTTTTTTAGCGGTGCCGCTGCTGGGGATTTTGTGTATTTTGGTAACAGGTTTGATTGTCGAAAGTGATAGGCTCGCACGGTGAAAGATAAGTACATCATCACTTGTGAGAGGCGTTATTACAGAGATTACACGCTCGGCACGGTGAAAGACGAAGCCGGTAACACTATTGGAACAACGCTAGAAGACCCATATAGAGGGCAGGGCGTCAAACTGGAGTGTGTCACCTGCATTGGTGAGGGCGACCATATCATAATCATGAGTTACAGCTCACGGTTTAAGCGAGAGATGTTGCAGATTTACAATCAAGCTGATCTAAGCTGTCTCTATCATTTTGAGTACAAAGACCTCAACGGCACCAGACGGCGAACCACAGCCAGATGGACAGGCATAAGAGTCCACAACGGAAAAACCGTGGAACACACACACGGCTGCCCCCTTTGGCGGGGTGATTTAGAGCTGATAGAAAATTTTTATAAGCAGCTCATTGAAGAAGGCTATAAACAAATAATCTGGAGGGTAATCGGTGCTACCCCCTGACCTGCTACCAGCAGCCTATTTTTCTTTAGCCGTTTATCCTGGTTTTTTTTCGGACAAAATCAAGGAAAAATTCGGCGTAAAATTCTACGAATATCATGAAAACGTGTGGACAAGCACCAGAATTGCGATGTTTACCACTACCACCACGATCTATTTAGCGGTGATGGGCACGAAAGAAATAAAGGATTTTGTCACAAACGCAAAATTTAAGAGCCGAAGGTATAATGGGATTAATTCCCATGATGGTTTCGCTGATTGTGCTGAGTCTGTGGCATCATTTGCACAGCACGCGGGGCAGATCGCCGATGCTGCTGGAAAAAAACTGGTGTTGTGTGGCCACAGCTTGGGTGGGGCTGTAGCTTCGCTTTTGGCTCACATGCTTCACGTGGAACAATTAAAAGTTCAGCTATATACTTTTGGGCAGCCTAAAACAGCGGTAGGCCTAGCAAGCCTTGGGGATAAATACATCAGGGTTGTAAACTCAGGTGATTTGATCCCAGGACTGCCGGTGCCAAATTGCGAACACTCGGGACAGCAAATTTTCTTAACACACAAAGGGGAGGGGTTAATTAACCCCTCAAAGAGCAGAGTCTTTGTTGATGCCGCACTGCCTCAGCTATGGGAGCGCGCCGGAAGCTTAAAATCAACTCACAGCATCGCAAGCTACATCGAAAAACTGGAAAATTTAAAATTTTAGGGCGTCAAGCCAATATTTTTTGGGGCGTCAAGGGGGCGTCAAGTATGTTAAAATTAATCACTGGATTATTAGTTTTGGCCGCGCTGACCGGCTGCCAAAGCTTCGACCTTGAGCAAATCGGCGTTGATGACCAAGACAACGCAGCGCTCTGCATCCGCGCAAGCGTTGACCCCGCGTGGTCAGAGTCACGGCTTGAGTACAGCAGGGTTGAGCTGCCGAGGGGCTACACTGTGACCCCTGAGCAGCTAGCGGATCTCGTTACTGCTTGTCGCCTTCCTTGATTTTTTTGTTGAGCGCATCCCTGTAGTCATCCGTTTTCCCGACTGAGAGCGCATAGATCAAAATACTGTTAAAAATCAAAGATATAATTAAAAAAACGCATAATAGTTTCATTTTATATTACTCAATTATTAAGTTTTATCCGTGTCGCTGACTGAGTAGAGATCAACCAGCCGTTCTTCAACCACAGCCGTGCGAGTCTTCCCCTCTTTTTTAGCGAGGGCATCGATAGCCCCCATCAAAGAAGAGGTTATTCTGATTCGCAGAGTCTGGTTGCGCGGCTCATTACCGCGCTGCCCGTTTTTGTTGCCTGCTGGTGCTGACATTATGCTATCTCGTCGACTGAGCCTGAAATGACAAGCGCCGTCATCTCTAATTCGCTGAGCTGCCAGCGTCCTATCGCTTTCGCGCCGTCATCGTTGTCGCTCTTCTCCTCTGATGGCCAGAGAATGCAGTCGCCGGATGTGTGCAGCCACAGATACGCATCAGCCCCTTCCTCTTTTTTTGCATCCAGAATTTTCTCAATAGCCCGCTGCGCGTCGATGATAAGCTTATACTCGACTCTCACCGAAGCTTCAGCCGCAATAATCTCTGTGCGGCTGTATTCTCCATGCTCAAATTCCCCATCCTCGTCCAGCTCCTGTGTTAGAGCTATTTCGAGACCGTCAAGCAGCTCCGCAAGAAACAGGTAGTCATCAGCCAGCCCGGTGGATTTCAAAATGATGTCGTCGTGTCCATAATTACGGTTCTTTATCAAGTTGTAGCTTGTAGTCATGATCTTATCCTCTTTTGATGCCCCGCGTGATTGCTGGGCGTGTGTGTATATTAGTAAGATATTTGAGCGTGTCAACAGGCAATTATAAAATAATTGAGCTGGAGCAGTGACACAGCTAAAGCAAAGACCCAGCCTCTCTATGATAAGAAATTGTTATCAAGCGGCATAAAGCTGATAATAATTTGTAGTAATTTATGGTAATAATGTGGCGATTGATTGTTTTATTGATAAATAGACTAATGTTTGGTAAAAATAACCAAAATCTAGCGGAAATCCATGGGGGTTATTATGCCGAATCCAGTTATCACAGCTACACTAGCCGCGCTGCAAGCACAGATCAATTCGCAGCAAGCGCAAATCGCAGCGCTGCAAGCCCAGATCCAGGATTACCAGGGTAGAATCGCCTCGCTGCGCGCTGATGTAAATGGCTTGCTCGGTATCCAACAAAAATTTTTTAGTTCAACCGTAACTTTTGGAGCTTAAAAATGACACCCGACGAAAAAGCAAGCGAAGCCCTCACAATCCTTGGCGACGTGTGGGGACTGGAAAGCACTAACGGCCTGTATACTTTTACTGGCCCCTTAACTTTGGATGGGGATTTGGTGCGGATCACTCTCTCTTATGAGTGGTTAGACGCCACTGAGGTAAGCGAGATAGTGGCCCATGTCACTACTGGCCAAGCTCCCTATAACTTGTAATGGCTGTTATCCCAGGCGGGGCTTTTTTCCCGACGATTCCGACGGTATCGATTCCGCTAGCCCTCACGGCTAGTACAGCGCTCACGGCGAGCACGCATAAAATAATCTTTAGCGGGCGTGTCCGATTTTTGGGCAGCGGCAGTAAAAACCTTAGTAGGGTGCAATTTCTTTTCGGCACGATTACTAAGGCGGGAGGCTCAGCTCTAATTGTAGAGCACATGGACGTGAGTGCAGCGACAGGCCAGCCAATGCGAGATGATGGCACTGTTGACGGCAGCGTGGTGATAGCTAATGCCGATGCTGGCTTTGTCACTAACGGCTACTATCGCACTGGTACCTTTTCAGCGGCTCGCACCGTGAGCAACGGGTCACTAGTGGCGATTAGAGTAGGCTATGGCGCTGGAGGACGACTGGGTGCGGACTCGGTCATCCTCCGTGGTGTGGCCAACTCCACGGCGTATTTTTCGGCCAACGTTTTGCTCCAAACGCAATCTGTGTACTACAACGGCACAACTTACACGGCCAGCAATATGCCAAACCTATTGCTAGAGTTTGATGATGGATCTTTTGGGATCCTTGAGCACGACAATATGCCCGTGATATCTGCTACAACATCGTATGCCTACAACTTGAATACAGCTGCACGCGATGAGGCTGGTGGCGAGCTTGTGCCCGCAGAACAGATGGTGATAGATGCCTTATGGATAGCGGTGCTTGCAACCGCACCAGCAGACTATGACGTTGTGCTGTACGAGGGCACCACAGCAATCGAGACTATAGCGGTCGATGCAACTCAGACAGCGAGCGCATCGGCGCGGTATACCATTTTACCAATCGCGCCTAGGACTCTTACCGCAGGCACTACGTATCGGCTGGTGGCAAAAGCCGCAACGACAACGAATATTACTATATACACGCACTCAGTTAATGCAGCAGCGCATTGGGATGCTCTTTCTGGCGGCAATGCATTCCGTTTTGTGTCACGCGTCGATGGCGGCGCGTTTTCGTCGCCGGTGACGACTGAAAAGTGTCTCTGTGGCGTGAGGATAAAAGAGATAGGTACAGCTGGCGGCGGGGCTGGCGGCATGTCAAAAAGCAGGGTGGTAAATGCGTAAGGCCAAACAAAGCACGGCAAAAAACATCATGGTGTACATGGTTTCGTCCACTGATCACATCGCCGGGGTTGCGGGGGCTACGCTCACTGTCACACTTTCTAAAAATGGCGCTGCTTTTGCATCCATATCCCCGACGATAACAGACCGGGGAAATGGCTGGTATTCCGTGGCGCTGGTTGCTGGCGATACCGATACACTCGGCGACTTAGCGGTAAGAGCTACAGCGGCAGGATGCGATTCGGCGGATCTTGTGATTTTGGTCGAGGGCGGCAGTACAGATGCTGATGTATCAAGCCGGATGGCAATTTACACCCAGCCAGCGGGTTTCTTGGCGGCGACGTTCCCGGCTGGCACAATCGCAAGTACTACAAACATAACGGCTGGCACTATAACCACAGCCTCTAACTTAACTAATCTGCCGACAATGCCGACAGACTGGCTAACAGCAGCAGGCCTGAGCGCTGGAGCTATCACTGAGATGCAAGCAGGCTTAGCCACACCGACAAACATCACGGCGGCAACCGGCATTACTTTGGCGGCGGTGACGCATACCGGGGCGGTAATCCCCACGGTTACGACTGTTAATGGGTTGGCTTCAGGCGTAATAACGGCTGCAAGCATCGCGGCTGATGCAATCACAGCGGCTAAAGTGGCGACGGATGTGAGCGCTGAAATAGCGGATCAAGTATGGGATGAGATCCTGTCTGGCCATGGCATCATTGGCTCGACTGGTGCGGCATTGTCAGCGGCTGGTGGTAGTGGAGATCCGTGGAGTACGGCATTGCCAGGTGGTTATGGAGCTGGCACGGCGGGCAAAATTATTGGGGACAACATAAACGCGGCGATTAGTTCGCGCATGGCATCATATACCCAGCCGACCGGCTTTCTGGCAGCTACATTTCCGGCGGGGACTGTGGCAAGCACTACAAACATTACAGGCGGCACAGTAACAACCACAACTAATTTAACTAACTTGCCATCAATACCTGCTAACTGGCTTACCTCGGCTGGCATTGCTGCTGCCGCGCTCAACGGCAAGGGCGATTGGAATATAGGTAAAACTGGCTATACGCTCACACAGGCTTTCCCCGCAAACTTTGCCTCTGCGTCTATAACTGCGGGAGGATTGGTTGACATAACTCAGTCAGCAGCAGATAAAGCATGGCTTACAGCGGTTCCCGGCATTTTTGCGGCGGGAACCGCTGGCAACATCTTGGGCAGTAGATTAGATGCAAGCATTAGTTCATTAAAACAGGCAACAATTCAAAAAGGCAGCACTGAGCGCATCCCTTTCGAAATGCTCGATAGCGCCACGGGTAATTTATTCCCTGGCGCTGTTATCACGGCTCAAAGGTCGCTGGATGGTGGTGCTCTAACTACAGCTACAGGTGCTGTGACTGCCATTGGTTCCGGGCTTTACTACATTACACCGGCGGTGGCCGACACTAATGCTAATGAGTGGGGGGTTTTGATGTTCGCAGCGGCTGGCTGTAAAAACACCATTATCTATTTTAAAACGAGTGATTAATGATCAAGCGTATATTTAGCTTATGGTTTTCGCGCCGGGTTAATGCTGGCGCTGGGGCTGCCCCGCCAGCGACTACACCTTCCGCTGAGCATTTTCTGGGCCATATATCGGCACTACCAGCGCTGGTTAAGGGTGTTATCACTCTCCCAAGGGCTGTGTTTGGCAAAATGAGTAGCAGCTCAGTAATTAATGGTCAGATTGCAGGAGTTAAACCTGTTTATGGTCGCGTTGATAGCGTCGGCATTGTTTTGGATGGGGGAATTTAATGGGAAAGGTTATGGGCAGGAGGGCGGGCAATCATACCCTGACCGCGAAAGCTCAGGAAGAGATGTGGGAATATGTACGTGGCGGCTATAAGGAGTTAGGTCATCAAATCCCTTCTGCTGCTGGCTTAGCTAAGATAGCGAGTGTTTCACTAAAAACCATCCACATGTGGAGCGTATCGGATAATGTTCAATGCAATCCTGTAGGCGAATTCCCGGAAATCTATTCAGCCATGATGGTTGAGCAGCAGCTTAGGCTTTTAAATAAAGGGTTAAGTGGAGACTTCAATCCGGCCATTACAAAGATGATTTTAACCAAGCACGGCTATTCTGATAATTACAAAATTGCAGGAATTGAAGAAGGTGATGCAATAAAATCGGAGCAAAAATGGGTGATAGAGGTGGTAAATGGGAATTAAGGTAGGTGAGGTGGGGAAGCAGGTGGTGTATGCCACCGGCTTTGATATGTCTTCTAAGACGACGCTAGAGATCCATATTACCCCACCCACAGGGGCCATGATTATTGTTCCAAATGCTAGGATTTCGCTGAACCCCGCGATTATTGTGGATGCTGATTTGGGCGATTTACCAGCAAATACCTGTATGACCTTCTTAACTCAGGCGGGAGATTTTCCTATTGTTGGTGTTTATCAGATTTGTGGTGTCTATAACGATGCCACGCCCCGCATTTACTATGGGGACAAAGCCACTATAACAGTTGATGCTGGTTGTTAATGCCTAAGCTTCAAATCTCGCCAAAACTTTTAGCGCTGATGAAAAAAAAGAAGCGTTTTAAGATTTTAATAGGTGGCCGGGGCGGCATGAAGACTATGACCGTGGCCGACCTATGTATTATGGATGCTCAGACCAAGGGCATTAAAACAGCTTGTCTGCGCGAGTATCAGAATTCGATAGATGATTCTGTTTTTACAGTCTTAAAGACGGAGATTGAGAGGTTAAAGGCTGAAGGCTTCGTGGTGATGAACAATGAGATCCGTTATTTAGGGGAGCCTGTATTCAAATTTAAAGGATTGGCGCGAAATGTAGAATCAGCCATCAAAGGGATGCATGGGTTTAATCGGTTTTGGGTGGAAGAAGCCCAAACAATGAGCGATGAAAGCATAAAGGTGCTTATCCCTACGCTGAGGGAGGAAGGTTCAGAAATTTGGATGACGGCGAACTTGCGGTCTATGGCTGACCCATTTGCTCAGCGCTTCTTTAAGCCGTTTGAAAGAGAACTAAGGGGTAAAAAATACTACGAAGATGATTTACACTTAATTATCTGGGTGAATTTGGACGACAATCCTTTTGCTGTTGACACTATGCGTAAGGACAGGGACTTTGACCGTAATAACATGAGCGCGGCGATGTTCAGGCATGTTTGGGAGGGTGAACCTTATGATGAGGTTATGGATTCTATTGTTTCGGTAGAAGTATTTGAGGCGGCCATTGATGCACATATAAAACTAGGGTTCAAAGCTGAGGGGGCTGTTATTTCTGCGTTTGATCCTGCCGATGAAGGTGGTGACGCTAAAGGCTTTGCAGCGAGGAAGGGTAGTGTTGTGCTCGATGTTTGCGAATACAGCAAAGGGGACGCGGCAGATGGGATGGATTGGGCTTTGAAAGAGGCACGCAAGCATGGCACCGACTATTTCGTTTGGGACTGTGACGGGCTTGGTGCCGGATTAAAGCGGCAGGTTGATCAAGAGCTGCAAGGCAAAGAAGAAAAAATTATGTTTAAAGGTTCGGAATCCCCGGAAGGTAAAGAGCAACTGTTTAATGGTGGCCCTAAAACCATTGGGGATTTGATTTTGAATAAGCGGGCGCAGAATTACAAAGAACTATTAGAGCGGTTCGAAAACACATATAAGGCTGTGGTTAAAAAGGAGTATATCAGCCCTGACAGTTTAATCTCTATTCCTTCTACGATTAAAAACCTAGATCAGCTAAGAGCGGAAGTATGTAGGCTTCCTAGAAAATTTAATCACAGCGGAAAGTTCCAAATGCTGAGCAAAATTGAAATGAGGCAAAAGCCTTATGAGTTATCTTCCCCTAACATGGCCGATGCGCTAATGATGACAATGATAAAGCCTAAACCTGTTTACAGTGCAATGGCTATAAACTATGGGGGATGGCAATGAATTTTAAGGATCACAAAGAAGTATCAGCCGCCCTGACTGCTCACCAGGAAGAGAGTTGGGAGTTGCGAGAGCACGCACAGGAGAACCATAACTTCATAAATCTTCCCAATGGGCAGTGGGAAATAGGGGTGTGGAATAACAATGCGGGGAATCCCCGCTACACATACGATATAACCACGCCGATTGTTGATCAGGCCGCGCATGACATTGCTGAGGCCGATTATTCTATTCGGGTTTTGGCTGGCGATGAGAGGGCGAGTGAGGAAACTGCCGAGGTGTTTGATGGCATTATCCGTAAAATTCAGAATGCTAGCGGGGCTAAGCACATAATGAGCCGCGCTGGGAGGGATATGTTTATTGGTGGCATATCGGGGTGGCGGGTTGTTAGCAAATATGCTGATGAGGCCTCTTTTGACCAAGATCTTTTTATTGAGCCTGTTCATGATCTAGTGAATAGAGTTTGGATTGATATGGCGGCCAAAGATCCAAACGGGGCCGATGCTAGGTTCGCTTTTGTTTTGCATTTTATTCTGAAAGAGGATTACGAGGAGAGGTGGCCAGAAGGTAAGTGCAGCTCGCTAAGCATGCCCCCAACATCTAATAATGAGCCAGCAAAAGATGTAGTTGTGGTATGTGAGTTCCTTTGGGGTCAGCAAAAAAAATATGAAGTGGTTGAAATGTCAAACGGCATGGTGTTTGAAGTGGACGACGATTTCAAAAAGGTTGAGGATGATTTTGCAGCGGCAGGAATAAAAATAGCGCGCTCCAAAAAAGCAAAAGGTACTCGTTGGTTTTCTCGGTTCTTTGATGCTGCTGACTGGTTAGAAAAAGAGCAAGAAATGCCATTTAAGTCCTGCCCTGTGGTTGTTGAGTATGGCAATCACACACTAATTGAGGGGAAAACTTATTTTAGGGGTGAGGTCTCAAGGATTTTAGATCCTGCGCGCAACTTAAACTACGTGCTATCACGGCAGGTGGCGGAGGGGGCTTTAGCACCACGCGCTAAATATTGGATGACGAAAGCACAAATGGCAGACCCTGAAGTGAGGGCGGATTTAGCCACTCTCAACACTAATAACAAACCTGTGCAAACTTACGTGAACGATTCGACAGTTCCAGGCCCACCACAACAGCAAGGCGGCGCGCAGCTTAACCAGGGCTTGCAAGTGTTAGCAGAGTCAATGGTTGCTATCGTGAGTAAAATATCCAGCAGGCATGAAGCGGCCATGGGGGAGAACCCCGCGTTGCAGTCTGGAGTCGCTATAAGCCAGCTACTTTCACGCTCTGATCTTTCGGGTTTTAAATATTTGCAATGGCATGCGCAAGCCATTGAGAGAACCGGGAAAATTTTAACCGAGTCTATTCCGATTGTTCTGGACAAAACCTCTAGAGATTACCGAACTGAAAGCGAGGACGGCACCCATAAATTTATCACTCTGAATAAGCCGGTAGTTGATGAGCAAACAAGGCAGGTTATTAAGCTTAATGATCTATCAGTTGGAAGTTATTCCGTCACTTGCGAAGCTGGCGCATCATTCAAAAATCGCCAAGATCAGGCGCGAGCGTTCCTGCTTGAGCTAGGGGCGAGAGACCCTGAGACATTAGCTTTGGGCGGTGATTTATTATTGAGAACTTTCAATTTCCCCGCCTCACGCACATTGGCTGATCGTAAGCGCTCTAAGATGGTGGATCAGGGACTAATCCCAGCAGATCAACTTTCGGACGAAGAAAAACAAAAGACCCAGGACAGGAGCCAGAATCAGCCGCAAGACCCCGCAATGGTCTTAGCGATGGCGGAAATGAAGAAGGCTGAAGCCGAGTTAATGAGGGCGCAACTAGAGTCGCAAAAACTGCAGTTGTTGCAAATGGAGCTACAAGCCAAATTAGCCGATAACGGCCAAAAGAATGCTATCGCGGCAGGAAATTTAGATGTGAATGAGTTTAATGCTGAAACAAAGCGACTAGAAGCACAATCTAAGGCGGCAGAGAGCGCGAAGATCACAGATTTAAAACTCGAAGGATCAGCGCTAGATAACGCGGCCAAAATAAAGCAGTTAATGAGCCAGCCATATAATGAGACCAATAGTTTCAAAACATACCCGAAGCTCTAACATTGGGGGGGGGCTGATGACCTTATTTGTCACTAATTGACAAATTTTGTCAGATGTTGTTATGCTAATACTGGCCACGAGTCCTTTACTCGGCTGCCTTACTAGGTGTTTTATGAATGATGATTTAGAGCTGCAACCACAAAACCTTCCAAATGCAGAGGCTTTAGAGCTGGATGATGGCAGGAATGAGAGTGAAGAGGCTGAAAAGCCTGCTGAGTCAGCACCAGCGGAACCGGCGAAGAAAAAAGTCGAGTTCACACCGGAGCAGCAAGAAGTTGTTAATAAGCGGATAGGCAAAAGCGTAGCTCAGCAGCGAGAAGCCGAGCGAGAAGCTGAACGCCTGAAAGCTGAATTAGCTAAATACACCGCTCCAAAAGCAGAGCAGTTGCATGATATTCCGTCATTGTCTGATCCGTTGCTTGTTCCTGCTGAGGCATTTACTCGGGAGCTACAAGAGAGGGATCGGTTAATAGCACAAAACGCTAGGATACTGGCAGACAACCAGCGGAATGAGGCGGCAGCTCAACAGAAAAAACAGGAGCTAGAGCAACAAAGGCAGCAGGAATACCAAGGTAAACTCAGCGGTTACATCAATAAAGCAGTAACCCTTGGGATTGCGAGAGACGAACTTAGTGAATATGCCCTAACGGTCGAACCGCATTTAAGTTTCCAGGTTGGGGAGTTAATTGTGGATGACGCTGATGGGCCATTAATTACTAAGTATTTAGCGGGCAACTTTGATGAATTAGAGGCTTTATCTAAGCTTCCT